ATACAAAGAAATTCATTGAGACTAAGTTCCTTCTTGAATTTTGGAAAAAAATAAAAGAGGAGGGAAGGAGTTATTCATCCTATGAAGCAAAAATCTACGCCGGCTCTGCCCTTCCCTCCCCCTTGATAAAATAGGGGAGACAAAACAAATGAACGAAGACAGGGTGGGGATCATCGTCAGATTTAAAGAGTTAGCAAACAACCTTGACCTGGATGCTTCAATAGCAAAGACAACTGCGTCTCAAAGACAGATGCCCCAAAATAAGCGATTTTATGAAGGCCAAGCGGTCGCCTATGGAGATGCATCAAGACAAATCTTAAAGGCCCTTGGATTGAGAAAAGAAAAATAATGAAACCTAAAAAGAAACTCCTTTTTGAGGGCAAAGTCTTCCATCTTATTGAAGGTGTGCAGTTCGCTTCTGGCCCTATTTTTGCCAGTGGCAATGACCGAATCATGTTAAATTCATATGGCAAGGTCATCCATAGAACAACCAGAACTGAAGAGGATATTTTTTGGAATAAAACTCGTATCCAGCGATCAAAAAACAAGCCAAAATAATGCTTGACATTTCAATTTAATTAAATTTAAAATAAGGGCATGAGAGAGATAAAATTCAGGGCATGGGACGAGGATGAGAAAAGGATGAGGTTCGTCAGTTGCATATTTTGGAATTTGGGCGAACATTATATAAGCAGGTTTGAATTGGACGGAGTAGAGATAAAAGACCAAATGCCGATAATGCAATACACTGGCCTCAAAGACAAAAATGGAAAAGAGATTTATGAGGGGGATATTTTAAGTTATAACTTTTCTGCGACACAACATCTTAAAGGAATCGTTGGTTTTGATGATTGCTCATTTGAAATAAAAGTTTTTTATGAAAGACAAGACCCCGTAGGCAATTTGGTTAAAGGATGGGAAAGGCAAAGATTAAATTATTCAATTCAAACTTTAACAAAAAGACTTTTTGATATGAAAGTCATCGGCAATGTCCATGAGAATCCAGAATTAATGAAGGAGGCCAAGGATGAAATCAAAAATATATGACATCAAAGTCATTGGGCCAAAGGATAAACTCATCATAGTACCTGATTCAGAGCAAAATTTTGACCCTGATGAAATAAGGATAGTCAATAATTTTCTGAAATCTAAATTCAGGGTATTGTTTGTGGAAGGATGCCAAGTCCATATAATCCAGAAAGGCGCGAAGATTCTTTTAAGGAAGGTGCTGAATAAAAAACTGAAGGAGATTAAAAAATGAAGGACAAAAAGAAAGTAGGCCGGCCACGGAGCAAGCAAAAGTACGATGCCTGGCTTGCCATTCCGATGAATAAGGAGTTCTATAGCAAGTTCAGGATCATCGCCCAGACCGAAGGCGTGAGTGCAGCAGAACTCGGCAGAAGGATCCTCCAGGATTGGATGAGCCAGAAGAGTAATGAAATTCTGAAAAAGGCTGGCCAGGAGAATATTATAGGCAGGGCCGCCAGGACTTCGGTCTCTCAGAGTAAATAATGGAAAATCGTCTCTTGACAGGAAGTATAATCTCTACTTATAATGATTTCACAGATGATTTCATGGTATGAAAGAGGCTAAAGGAGCTAATAATGACAAAGCCAAGGCTTAGCCAAAGGGTAGGCGAGGAAAGTCTCAAATTTCGCCTCTGCGGCGAAAATCTCACTTTGCTAATTAAGAAGAAAAAGGTAACGAAGTACCGCCTTGCCAAGGACCTTGGCGTGACATACCGCACGGTGCAGTATTGGACGGATAAGAAGAATCCGAAAAAACCATCGGATGAAAACCTGAAGGCCCTTGCCGGATACTTCGGGATAACTTTCTCAAAGGATGATGAACTGAGGCTCCTCCACTCTGAATATATTGCGATCGGCGAGCGATTGAGAAAGTTGGAGAAATCGAAATGATCAGGTCGGATGCCGAACTTCGTGACCAGAATATCCGAATCGCCGAAGAGCGCGGCCGTCCTGAACTCGCAAACCAGAAAGCCATGGTAGGCAATCCAATAATGATAACCGATTCTGTTAAGCAAAGACTAAGAAGACTATTAAGCGGATTTGCTAAGAAATCTGGCAAGAAAGGAGGTGATGGATCGCGATCTATTTCTAATAATCGAGTGTCGGGCCGCGAGGTGGGCGGCCCGCATGACTTATCAGGAGGTCAATCATGAAAGAAAAAAAAGTTTCCCAGAAATTCATCAGGGGGCGGCCTGTGGAGAAATCCGCTCTGAAAGCCCTAGTCCTGGATAAGGAAGCCGCAGAAGTTAAAGCCATAATCAAGCAAAGCGCAAGCCAGCCCAATCTCTTCGGCGACCAGGATTTCGTTTTCAATGTTCTCCAGACCGACATCACTTGCATCAACGAGGAGGTCAAGGCGCTGCGGGAATCGATCCAGCGCAAGCAGACGAAGATCGAAATCCTCGAACTGCGGAAGACAGAGACCGAGCGCGCGGCCAAGATCATCGCTGGCCAGAAGAAGGCCATGGAGAAGAGCCATGGAAAGTAAAAAGGAATCAAAGGAAACAGCAATCACGAAAAAGCCGGAATCCCAGACTGTCGGCCTGACTTTCGAGTTCGGCAAGGTTTATGTCAAGGTCCGGGGCAATGAAATCTTGGAACCTATAAAAGCCACATTCATGCTCTTTGAGAGACTCGGCCATATTTACAAACCCGGAAAATCCTGGGCCATAGCTGGGATAGGCTACCGATTGCTCAACACGGTCTCCTCGGTCAGCCTTGTCTGCGCCCAGAAGGTCGTCGTCGATGGGAGAGAGCAACCGAACCCTTATATGGAACGCGACGAAAACACGAAGCTTCCCCAAATAGTGCATATCAGGAAACTTGGGATTGGGATGTCCATGATCGGCAATATCGTGGTCATAGACAAGACGCTGAGCTATAACATAAAGACATATTTCCTGCAGAGCATCCAGAAGAAGATGAAGGAGAAGAGGGAGGATGGAACCCCATTGCATCCGAACTGCGGCAAGCTCGGCGTGAAGATGAAGAAACCTGAGGAGAAGGGCGAGTGGGCGTTCTTCGAGATCGAGGCGCCGATCGGCGTCTGGGTCAACTACTCCGATCCCGCCATCCTCGATTGCATGGATCAGCATGTGCAGCGCCAGCGGTTCGCCGAGCGGATAGCTGAGAGTATTGTGAGCCGAAACATCCTCAAGGACCATCCGGCCATCGGGGTATCGACCGTTACCCCGAAGACATCGGAGGCCGGGACTGTTGCCTACGTTACTGTCTATGGCTACAGGAACGCGATCGAGCCGAAGAATATTAGCGAGATCCTCGCTCAGACGGAACAGGGAGAAGAGGGGATCGAGGTCAAGGCCGAGACCATAACTGAGGTTCCGCTCGAGGAAGAGGAATCCGCCATAGACGAAGTGGAGAAGACCGAGGAGGAAATGCCCGCCGGAAAGAAAGACAAGCCTAAAGAATATGCTGTGCCAGGTGAAGGCGATCCATCAAAGATGACCAAAGAGGAGGCGGAGGAGCAGAAGCGCCTGTTTGAAAAGAGAGATGAGAGATGAGCACAGAAATTCAGCCAAACGAAGCATTGCTTTCCACGCTGACCGAAGTCGCGGCCGAGATGAGCGCCAAACTCGACGCCGAGCGGGCGCCCTGGGAGCCGTCCGACCATTCGCGGTCCAACTGGGCCAGGGAGATCGGCCATCCCTGTAAGAAGCATCTTGTCCACTGCCGGGTCGACTGGAGGCAGAAACAACCCATCGATACTGACGGGATCTGGCGCGTCGAGGAGGGCCTCCGCATCGAATGGGAGGTCAAGAAGTGGCTGGGCAATATCGGCTACGAGGTCACGAAGTCCCAACGCAAGTTCACGAGCGAGGACCCGGGCATGGAGGAGTTCGCGGGCCTTTGCCTGAGCGGCAAGATCGACGGGATGTCCCCCCTCCACAGGAAGTTGCCCGATCCATTCTCGAAACTCAGGGAAGTGCCGATCGAAGTCAAGACGGTGAACCCGAATTACTGGGACTCGACGCAGACCCTGGATGCGGTCAAGCACCATCGGGCGTACTGGATTGCCATGATCCCCGACCAGCTCAATGTCTACCTGAAATTCAGCCGCGCCCCCGGGGGGATCCTGGTCCTGGTGACCTTTGGGAAAAAGCCGAGGTTCCTGCCCATGCTCTTCGACCCCGATCTCTGGGCGAGGACCGAGGCGACGTGCCTCGAGGTGAACCGCCATGTGAAGGCAAAGACGTATCCCCAGCCTATTCCTTATGACCCGAGCGCCTGTGGTATGTGCGACTTCAACCATATCTGCCAGCCAGTAAAGACCACGACAATGACTGAGATTGCACCGTCGGAGATATTCATCCTGAGGGAGTACTTGGAGCGCAAGGAGGCTAGGGACAGATTCGAGGAGCTCCACGCCACCCTTATAGGCAATGGAAAGAAACCTGGCCGATACCATGGCAAGGAGGGGATCATAGAGGACATAGTCATCAAGACCGAGCGGCAGGCGAGGAAGACCTATGAGGTGCCGAAGGATGTTAAGGAAAAATTCCGTGGGCCGGACAGCGAGGTCATCATAACAACGATTGAGAGAATGGATAAATAAGGAGAAAAAAATGAATGAACAAATCGAACCCTTGAAATTCAAGGCGCTTCAATTCTCGCAAGGTGCCCTGGCCGTCAAAGTGG